CTCGAATACCTACGGCTGGCTCGGCGACTTCCCCCGCCTGCGCGAATGGGTTGGCGACCGCGTTGTCAAGGACATGAAGCTGTCCGGCTATGCGATCAGCAACCGGCTGTTCGAATCGACGCTGGGCGTGCAGCGCACCCAGATCGAGGATGACCAGTTCGGCCACTTCGCCCCGATTGCAAAGCACATGGGCCAGGAAGCCGCGCAGCACCCCGACGTGCTGGTGAACGACGCGATCACGGCTGGCGAAAGCACGGTCTGCTATGACGGGCAGTTCTTCTTCGACACCGACCACCCGGTGTTCCCGAACGCGGACGGCACCGGCACCGCCACGACCTGGACGAACTTCACCACCGGGGCTGGCGCGCGCTGGTATCTGATCGACGATTCGAAGGTGCTGAAGCCCCTGATCTTCCAGGAACGGACGAAGCCCGAGATGGAGATGAAGTTCGATCCCTCCACCTCGGACGCGGCCTTTACCAAGGACCTGTACCAGTGGGGCATCCGGTACCGCTGCGCCGCAGGCTACGGCTTCCCGCAGCTGATCCATTGCGGCCGTACCGCGCTGAACGCCACCAACTTCGAGGCGACGCGCACGATCATGCGCAACCTCAAGGCCGATGGCGGCCGTCCGCTGGGCGTGCGCCCGACCGTGATCATGGTCGGGGCCAGCAACGAGGCGGCGGCAAGGTCTCTGTTCGAAGCCCAGTTCCTGTCCGGCGGGGGGTCCAACCCCAACTTCAACGCCGTCAAGGTGCTGATGAACCCGTGGATGGCCTGATCATGAGCGATCTCGCCATTCTGATCAGATCGATCCCGGCTGACGGGTTTGAAGGCCACTTCCGGCTGGGCCAGTTCTGGCCCCGCACCGGGCGGGTGGTGGCGACCGATGCCTTTTCCGGCGAAGACTGGGCGGTGCTGGAGGCTGATCCCCGCCTGCACATCGGCCCCGCCCCGGACGAGGCGCAGGTCGAGACCGAGGCAAAGGCGCAAAGCCTGAAGGACCAGATCGTGGCGGTCCTGGGCACGCTGGAGCCGGGCGACTTCGAAGCCGACGGCCAGCCCAAGCTGGGCGCGGTCAAGGAGCGGCTGCCCGAGCAGGCCAAAAAGGTCACGGCAAAGCTGGTGGACCAGGTCTGGGCCGGGCTGAAGCCCGCCGCCTGATCATCATCCGCCGGGCCGCACGTAGCGGCCCGGTGTACCGTCCAGGCGATTAAGGTCTGGGCGGGCGCGCGGTCGGGGGTCGCGGCGCGCGGGAATGGAAGACCCCACCAGTTTCAAGGATCACCCGATGCCCGCCTACGCCACCCAGTCCGATATCGTGACGCTCTACGGGGCGAACGCCCTGTATGTGGCGGACCACAACCGGGACGGCGTGGCGGACAGCGCGGCGGTCACCCGCGCGCTGCTGTCGGCCAGTGACGAGATCGACACCTATCTGGCCGCGCGCTACACCCTGCCGCTGACCGAGGTGCCGGGGTTCCTGCGCACGCTGACCGTCGACATCGGGCTGTACCGCCTGGCCCTGTCTGCCGATGTGCTGAGCGAAGAGCACCGCAAGCGGTACGAAGACGCGCTGGGGCACCTGAAGCGGATTGCCCGGGGCGAGGCCGCGCTGGTGTTCACCCCGGTGCCCCCGGTGGACGGCCAGCCCGATGTCAGCGCCGCGCAGCCGATTGTGTCGGGCGGCCCGGCAAAACTGTTCACCCGTGATCTGACGAGGGACCTCTGATGGCCGGGGCGATGGTGACCATCACGCTGGACCCGGCGCGCATGGCTGATGCCAGGGCGGCGCTGGACCGGCTGTTCAGCGCGGGCCTGCAGCAGGTCAGCTATGAGATCGGCAGCCTGGTGGAAGACCAGACCAAGCGCCGCATCGCCGATGACAAGACCGCGCCCGATGGCACGCCCTGGGCGGACTGGTCCGAAGACTACGCGGCCACCCGCAAGGCCGGGGTGCACGCGCTGCTGGTCGGGCGCGGCGATCTGCGGGACAGCATCCAGAATTACACAAGCGGCGACACGATCCGGGTGGGCACCAACCTGGTCTACGGCGCGATCCACCAGTTCGGGTCGGACGGTGCCGAAGGCGGCATCCCGGCGCGCCCCTGGCTTGGCCTGTCACGCGAGGACGAGCGCGAGATCACCGATCTGGTGATCGGGCGGCTGGAGGACCTGCTGCAATGACCGCGACGCGCCCCGATCTTCTGGCGGCTCTGCCCGGCCTGGTCGCTGCCCGGATCAGGCTGGTGCTGCCCGGCTTGCGCGAATGCCGGGGCATCGCCGGGCGCTTCAACCTGGACATGCTGAAGGCCAAGGGCGTGGCGGCACCGGCGGTGCTGGTCAGCCGCCTGCGCCTGCGCCAGGACCAGACCTTTGCCGGGCCGCACCACACCTTCATCGTGCAGATGGGCGCGTTCATCGTGGCGAAGGACGAGCTGGGCCTTGGCCGGGACGAGGCGGTGGCCAACATCGCCCAGGCGCTGCTGCAGCTGATCCCCGACACGGTCTGGGGCCTGCCCGCCGATCTTGGCCCGGCCCAGGACGTGGCCGAGGAACCGATCCTGTCCGTCAGCACCGAAAGCCGGGCGGTGGCCCTGTCTGCCGTGACCTGGTCGCAGCAGGTGGCGCTGCGCGGGCTGCCCGAGGCGCTGGCAATCACGCCGCAGCTGTACCTGGGCCAGGCCCCGCGCATCGGCGCGGCCTATGAGAATGACTACGATCTGATCGGGGGTGCGGCATGACGCGCGCTGCGGCCGAGGCCGACCGCCAGATCGGCAACCTGTGCCAGGTGGGCTATGTCACCGCCGTGGACAACGCCACGTCGCGCGTGCGGGTCCGGATCGGCGATCTGGACACGGCACCGATCCCGGTGCTGCAAATCCGGTCGGGCACGATCCGGCTGCACTGGATGCCGTCGGTCGGGGAACAGGTGACGGTTTACGCCCCCTCGGGCGACATGGCCCGCGCCTTTGTCGGCGGGTCGCTGCCCATCGACGGCAACGCGGTGGCCCCGAACGCGGCCAGCCCGACCATGGACCTGGGCGGTGGCACCGTGCGGATCATCGGCAAGCTGTACGTTCAGGGCGATGTCGAGATCACCGGCAAGATCGACGTGGCGGGCAACGTCACCTCGGCTGCCGATGTGGTTGCCTCGGGCAAAAGCCTGGTCAGCCATGTCCACGGCGGCGTTGCCACCGGACCGTCGCAGACGGGGGTGCCTGTGTGATGTCCGGCCTGTCCGCCACCACCGCGCGCGTGCTGCCCGAAGAGCAGCACTTGGCGCAATCGATCAACGACATTCTGTCGACCGCGCTGGGCAGCCGCGTGATGCGGCGCGAGTATGGCTCGGACCTGCCGCGCCTGATCGACGCGCCGCTGAACGGCGAAACCCTGGTCGATCTTTACGCGGCCACAGCCGAGGCGATTGACCGCTGGGAACCGCGCTTTGATCTGCGCCGGGTCGAGGTGGCCGATGCGGTGGCAGGCAAGCTGTCGCTGACCCTGACCGGCGAGGTGCTGGGCCTTGAAACCGTGCTGGCGGCAGAGGTGGCGGCATGAGCGGGTACAGCGCCATCGACCTGAGCCTGCTGCCGGTGCCCGACGTGGTCGAGACGCTGGACTATGAGGTGATCCTGGCCGCGATGAAGGCCGATCTTGCCGCCCGCGCGCCGGAACTGGCCGCCGTGCTGGCGCTGGAAAGCGAACCGGTGGTGAAGCTGCTGGAGGTCTGCGCCTACCGCGAGCTGCTGCTGCGCGCCCGGGTGAACGATGCGGCCCAGGCCGTGACGCTGGCCCGTGCCACCGGGGCGGACCTGGACAATCTGGCGGCGCTGTTTGGCGTGGTGCGGCTGGTGATCAGCCCCGGCGATCCGCTGGCCGTGCCGCCTGTGGCCCCGACACTCGAATCGGACGCGGACCTGCGGCGGCGCGCGCAGCTGGCGCTGGAAGGGTTTTCGACCGCTGGCCCGGAAGGGGCTTACGTTTTCCACGCCCTGTCGGCGAGTGCCGATGTGCTGGACGTCAGTGCCACCAGCCCCAGCCCCGGCGATGTGCTGGTGACGGTGCTGTCGCGGACGGGAAGCGGGGCGGCCCCGGCCCCGCTGCTGGCCACGGTTGCGGCGGCGCTGAATTCAGACGATGTGCGCCCGCTGTGCGACAACGTGGTGGTGCAGTCGGCGGCCATCGTCAATTACGCCATCACGGCCACGCTTCACTTTTATGCCGGCCCCGACAGCGCGGTGGTGATGGCCGCCGCCCAGGCCGCTGCCATGGCCTATGCCGCCGCCCAGCACCGGCTGGGGCGCGACGTGACGCTGTCGGGGCTGTTCGCGGCGCTGCACCAGCCCGGCGTGCAGCGCGTGGTGCTGGCCGCGCCCGCCGCCACCCTGACCATCGGCAGCGCCCAGGCCAGCTGGTGCACCGCGATCACCCTGACCAACGGGGGCGTGGATGAATAGCCTGCTGCCCCCCAACGCCACGCCGCAGGAAACGGCCATCGAGGCCGCGACCGCGCGGATCGGCGAGGTGCCAGTGCCGAACGCCGCGCTGTGGACCCCCGCCACCTGCCCCGCCGCCCTGCTGCCCTGGCTGGCCTGGGCGCTGTCGGTGGATGAATGGGACGGCACCTGGCCGGAGGAACGCCAGCGCGCGGTGATCGCCGCCTCGGTCGGGGTGCACCGGCGCAAGGGCACGCGGGGCGCTGTGGTCGCGGCTCTGGCGGCGGCGGGATACGGCACGGCCACGCTGATCGAGGCCAAGGATTTGACCCGGCTGGGGCAGACCCGCCCGCTGGGCCGCACGTGGCGGCTTGGCTGGTCCGGCACGGTCTGGGCCGATTACTGGGTGGAAGTTGCTGTGCCGATCTTCCGGGCCGAGGCGGACCGGCTGGCGGCGCTGCTGCGCGCGGTCGCCCCGCTGCGCTGCCGCCTGCGCCGGATCGAGGTGGTGGGCGGCATCCGGCATGTCCTCGGTCGGGACGTCTGGACGCTTGGAAATCAGGTGCCGCTGGGCGGCGTCTACAATTACGAGGTGCCTGTCTGATGGTGAACATCGCCACGCTGAATTACCTGCCCGAACTGCAGCAGTACGAGGCGCAAATTCCCCGGCTGGAAGACGGCTGGTGGCCCACCGGCGGCGCGGTCAACCCCGCAGCCGACTCTGGGCTGATGAACTGGCAGGCCAGCCTGCTGGCCAACCGCACGGCCTTTCTGAAAAAGGTCATCGACGACACCGGGCTGGGGGCGGCGGCGGTGCCGCTGGTGACGCTCAACTCGGCGCAGGCCCGGATCACCGGCAGCTACCGCTTCGCCTCGGGCGATGCGAACACGCCCGCGTCCGGCGTGGCGGGCACGCTGGAGGTGATCGCGGCCAGCGCCAGCGCGGTCAATCAGACCGCGTTTGACAGCGCGACCACCCGGATGTGGACGCGGTTCTGGAACGGATCGGTCTGGTCGGCCTGGTCGGAAATCTGGCGCACAACCGGGACTGCTGAGAATATCGCTGCGAACGGTTGGCAAAGGTTGCCGAGCGGACTGATCCTGCAATGGGGCGAAGGCTCGGTGCCAGCCAATACATCCCTGACATTTACCTTTCCCGTTGCTTGGCCGGTCGGGTTCTTGCAGGGGGCAGTCGCCGCCGGGGGGACACCTGCCTCAAGCGCGTCTTATGGGATCGATGCAATCAGCCTGACGCAAGGGCGGCTATACAACGCGCACCCCACCTTGCTGCAAGGCCTGCGGTACTTGGCGATTGGGAGGTAACCTGATGCTTTACTCTGCAAACATGCTGGGTTTTTTTTTCGCCGAACTGCATGGCGCTGCGATCCCTGAAGACGCGGTGCCGGTCACGCATGAGCAGTATCAGGTGCTGCTTGCCGCTCAGGCGGACGGGGCGCAGATCGTGCCGGGGGCCGGCGGCGTGCCGACCCTGCTGTGGCCCACGCCACCCACCGAGGCAGAGCTGCTGGCAGTCTGGCGCGCGGCCACCAAAGTTTCGGCCTTCCAGGCCAAGGGCGCGCTGCTGAACCGGGGCCTGCTGGACGCCGCCAACGCCGCCGCCACCGGTGCCGGGGGCCTGACCCTGCTGGCCTGGCAGACCGCCACCGAATACCTCCGCCTGTCCCCCGCCATCGTCGCCCTGGCCCCGGCCATCGGCATCACCGACCCGGAAGACCTGGACGAGCTGTTCAGGGAAGCCGCCCTGATTTCCGCCTGACCCGAAAAGGACCACCCCATGCCTGATCAGTTTCTCCACGGGATCGAAGTCGTCCAGATCGACGACGGCATCCGCCCGATCCAGACCGTCAAATCGTCGATCATCGGCTTTGTCGGCACCGCACCCGCCGCCGCTGCCGATACCAAGGCCAGCGCGACGCTGGGCATCACCCCCGCCGCCCTGCTGGTCACCGCCAAGCCGGTGGGTGTGCTGGGCAACGCGATCAGCCTGCACCTGCGCAACCCCGGCACGCCCAGTGCTGCACTGGGCGTGGTGGTGACCGGCAACGCGATTGTCGTCAACCTGGCCACCAGCGCCTCGTCGGTGCCCACCTCGACCCTCACGCAGATCATCGCGGCCATCGTCGCCTCTGTCCCCGCCAACGCGCTGATCACTGCTGCGGTCGCGCCGGGCAGCACGGGCGGCAACGTGCCCGTGGCCGGTGCCGCCCCCGTGGCCCTGACCGGCGGCGCGGACGAGCCGTTCCCGATCAACACGCCGGTGCTGATCACCGGCCCGCGCGCCGCCGCCGCCCTGGGGCTGACCGGCACGCTGAAGGCCGCTTACGACGCGATCTACGCCCAGGGTGTGTCCACCGCCGTGGTGGTGCGCGTGACCGAAGGTGGCACCCCCGCCGCGACCCTGACCAACGTGCTGGGCGATCCCACCGCGCAGACCGGGGTCTACGCCCTGATGACGGCCCGCAACGTCACGGGGCAGGAGCCGCGCATCCTGGCCGCGCCCGGCTTTACCTCCACCCCCGCCGCCAGCCCCGCCTCGCCGGTGACGCTGGCGCTGATCACCGTGGCCACCCGCCTGCGCGGCGTGGTGATTGCCGACGGGCCGAACACCACCGAGGCGGATGCAATCACCGACCGGCTGAAGTTCGGGTCGGACCGGCTGTACATCGTGGACCCCGCCGTCAAGGTGTTCGACGCCGCGACGCAGGGCTTCGTCATCCGCCCGGCCTCGGCTTACGTCGCCGGCATCCTGTCTTACATGGATGCGACCAAGGGCTTCTGGTGGTCGCCGTCGAACCAGATCGTCCAAGGCATCAGCGGCACCGCGCGCCCGGTCAGCTTTGCCATCAGCTCCACCGAGACCGAGGCCAACCGCCTGAACGAACAGGCCGTGGCCACGATCATCCGCCAGGACGGGTTCCGCCTGTGGGGCAACCGCAGCACGGCGTCTGACCCGCTGTGGACCTTCCTGCCGGTGCGGCGCACCGCCGACATGGTCTACGAATCCATCGAAGAGGCGCTGCTGTGGGCGATGGACCGCCCGTTCAGCGCCCAGCTGCTGCTGGATATCCGCGACACGGTGCAGGAATACCTGAACACCCTGACCCGGCGCGGCGCGATCCTGGGCGGCAAGGTCTGGCTCGACCCGGAACTGAATTCGGCCACCGAGCTGATGGCGGGCAAGCTGTACCTCGACTTCGATATCGAGCCGCCCGCGCCGCTGGAACACCTGACCTTCCGCGCCCACCGCGAGGGGTCGTACTACACCGAACTCGTCAACACCGTCGCCACGGCGCAATAAGGAGGCCCCACGATGGCACTGCCGCGCAAGATCAAGAACTTCAACGCCTTCGTCGACGGCGAGTCCTACTTCGGCATCGCGACCGAGGCGAAGCTGCCGCAGCTGAAGGTGATGACCGAGGCCCACCGGGGTGCCGGCATGGACGGCCCGGTCGGCATCGACATGGGCGTCGAGGGCATGACGGCCGAGATCACCTTCGGGGAATGGTCGCCCACCCTGCTGAAAAAGCCCGGCCTGCAGCAGCGCTTCGTGCTGCGCCCTGCGGCGGCGGGCGAGGTGGGCGACGGGGCCGACACGATCATCGCCACCATCGGCGGGCTGATCACCGGCACCGAGACCGGCGATCTGAAGCCCGGCACCGACACGACGCTGAAGCTGATGATGGACGTCCGCTACTACCGGCTGGAAATCAACGGCGAGCAGCTTGTCGAGATCGACCTGGTCAACGGCAAGCGCGTGATCGGCGGGGTCGACCAGCTGGCCGACATCCGCCGCGCGATGGGCATTTAAGGGGGGCTTGAACGATGAGCAAAGTCACCCTTCAAACCCCCGTCGCCCGCAAGGGCGCTGATCCGATCACCGCCGTGACGGTGGCAAAGCCCAATGTCGGCGCGCTGCGCGGGCTGGCCCTGACCGACGTGCTGCGCATGGATGTGCGCGCGCTGGAGCGGCTGTTGCCGCGCGTCACCCAGCCGTCGCTGCTGCCCGAAGAGGTGGCGGCGCTGGACCCGGCCGACTTTCTGGCACTGGCGGGAGCGGTGGTCAGTTTTTTCGCGACTCCGGATCAGATGGCGGCGCTGGACCGGGACGAGCCAAGGCTGCAGTAACCCTGCCGCATGACGACATCGAAGAGACGATGGCGGATATCGCCCTCGTCTTTCACTGGACGCCCCGGGACATGGACCCGATGACGCCCGAGGAACTGGCGCGCTGGTGGCACAGGGCGCGGGCACGGCACGAAGGCGAGGAGACCGATGGCTGATCTGAACATCGCCCTGATCCTGCGCCTTGTGGACAAGGCCACGGCCCCGGCACGGGCCGCGATGCGCAGCATCGAGCGGATCGGCGGCGACAGCCTGATGCGCCAGGCCGAACGCGTGAACGCCGGGGCGCGGCTGATGGGGGCGGGCCTGACCGATGTCGGCAATGCCGCGCTGCGCGGCGGGGCGGTGGTGGCGGCCTACGGCGCGGGGATGACGGCGCTTGCCGCCAGCTTCGTGCGCCCGGCGGCACAGTTCGAACAGTTCAACGTGCAGCTGACCACGCTGGAAGGATCGGCCGAAGGGGCGGAAAAGGCCATGGCCTGGATCGAGACCTTTGCCACCAAGACCCCGCTGAGCGTGGAGGAAACCGTGCAGGCCTATGCCCGGCTGCGCGCCTTCGGCCTGGACCCGACCACGGGGTCGCTGCAGGCGATGGTCGATACCATGGCGGCCACGGGCGGCGGCGCGGAAAAGCTGGACGGGCTGACGCTGGCGCTGGGGCAGGCTTGGACCAAGGGCAAGCTGCAGGGCGAAGAGGCCATGCAGATGCTGGAACGCGGCGTCCCGGTGTGGGACCTGCTGGCCGAAGCGATGGGCAAAAGTGCGGCGGAAGTGCAGAAGCTGTCGGAACAGGGGAAGCTGGGGCGCGAGGAAATCACCCTGCTGACCGACGCGCTGGGCGCGCGCTACAGCGGGGCTTCCGAGCGGGCGTCGGAGACTTGGGACGGGATCACGTCAAACCTTTCGGACCAGTGGACGCGGTTCCAGCGGCTCGTCATGGGGTCGGGGCTGTTCGACTGGATGAAGGGCAAGCTCAATGGTCTGCTGGACACTCTCGACCAGATGGCCGCAGACGGCACGTTGCAGCTTTGGGCCGAATCAATCGGCAAGAAAATTGAGGAGACACTGACGGGCATCTGGTGGGCCTTGAGCGGTGTCTACTTCTTTATCAGGTATCAACTCTACCCGGCGCTGGAAAGCGTCGCCACCGCCGTCGGCGGCTGGGACGTTCTGGGCTGGATCGCGCTGGCGCTGATGTTCTCGGGTACGCTGCTGAAGGTCGCCTCGGGCATCCGGCTGATCGCGGCCGGCCTGTTGCTGCTGTCCGCCAACCCGTTGGTGGCGCTGGCACTGGCCTTCACCGCCCTGGCCGCCGTGATCTATTTCAACTGGGACAGCATCGTCACCTATTTCAGCGAGAAGATCGAGGCGATCCGCAAGGCCTTTGACGAGGGTCTGCTGAACGGGGTGCTGAAGGCGATCTCCGAATTTCACCCCTTCACGCTGATCACTGAAGCCGCCATCGGCTTGGCGGCCACCATCCTGTCGGCCTTCGACATCGACCTTTACGCCATCGGCGAAAAGTGGATCGCCGACCTGCGGGCAGGCATTGCCGCGCAGATCGATGCGCTGGTCGCCTGGGTGCGGGCCAAGTTTGCCGCGATGATCCCCGACCTGCCCGACTGGCTGCGGTCGCCCGAGGCGGGCGGCTATGCGGGCATCGACGGTGATGGCTACGGCGGCATCGGCAACGCGATGGACGACACTGCGGCCTTTACCGGCCCTGCCGCCCCGCTGCGCCTGCGCAGCCCGGCGAACGGACCGTCGACCAATGTCAACGTGGGCGGCATCACCGTCAACGCCGCGCCCGGCCAGTCGACCGAGGCGGTCGCCCGCGAGGTGCGCCGCCAGCTGTCCGAAGCCGCGTCGATCAGGGCCTATCTGGACGACAGGGGGCTGCATGCCGATTAACCTGGGCACCATCATGATGGCGCTGGGCACGTTCCGCTTTGGCGTGAACCGCGCGAACTATCAGACCTTCATCCGGGATGCGTCCTACCGCTGGTCCAAACAGGACCGGCTGGGGCGCGCGCCCGCGCTGCAGTTCATGGGCCCGGATGCCGAAGAGATCACCCTTGAAGGGGTGATTTACCCGCATTTCAAGGGCGGGCTGCGCCAGATGGACCTGATGCGCGCGGTGGCGCGGACCGGCGCGCCGATGATGCTGGTCGACGGGCTGGGCTTTGTCTGGCAGCGCTGGGCCATCGTCACTGTCAGCGAGACGAAATCGGTCTTCCTGGCCGATGGCGCGCCGCGCAGGATCGAATTCAGCATCCGCCTGCAAGCCTACGGGGGGGACCGGGCATGACCACCTGGCACACCACCGATGGCGACATGCTGGATGCGATCTGCCGCGCGCACTACGGGACCGAGGCGCAGGTGCCCGCCGTGCTGGCCGCGAACCCCGGCCTGGCCGCCCTTGGCCCGGTCTACGCGGCGGGCGTGCTGATCACCCTGCCGGTGGTCGCGGCCCCGGTCGAGGCCGGGCAGGTCCGGCTGTGGGGGCGCACATGACCCCCGCCTTCCGGATCATCGTCGGCGGGCAGGATGCCTCGGGCGCGGTGGGGGACCGGCTGCTGGCGCTGACCGTGACCGACAATGATGGCGGCACCGCCGACCAGGTGGTGATCGACCTGGACGACCGCGACGGGCGCATCGCCACGCCTGACATGGACGCCACGCTGGAGGTGTCGCTGGGCTTTGCCGGCGGGCCGCTGGCCTTTCTGGGCAGCTTTGCGGTGACCGGCGTCGGCGGCACCGGCCCCGACCGCACGATGCGGATCACCGGCACGGCGGCGGACCTGAAGGGCGATATCCGCAGCCCGCGCACCCGCGCCTGGGAAGGCAAGACGCTGTCGGACATCGTGCGCACCATCGCGGGCGAGTCCGGGCTGAAGCCGGTGGTGGGCGAAAGCCTGGCCAGCGCCGCCTGGGGCTATCTGGCGCAGACCGCCGAGTCGAACCTGAACTTCCTGACCCGGATCGCGGGCACGCTGGATGCCACGGCCAAGCCCGCCGGGGGCGCGCTGATCGTGCAGCGGCGGGGCGAGGGGAAAACGGCGGCGGGCGATGTGCTGACCCCGCCGGTCATCACCTCGGCCCGGCTGAGCAGCTATGACTGGTCGCTGGACGGGCGCGAGATTTACGGCGCGGTCGAGGCGCAGTGGTGCGACACGAACGGCGGCGCGCTGAACAAGGTCACCGTCGGCAGCGGCACGCCCCGCCGCGTGCTGCGCCACGTCTACCAGGCCGAGGCCGAGGCGCGCCGCGCCGCCCAGGCCACGCTGTCGGGCGCGGCCCGGTCTGCCATGACGATCCGCAACGCCCGGCTGTCGGGGTTCGAGCCGGGCCTGCTGGCCGGGGCCACCGCCCGGCTGGCCGGGCCGGACCTGCGCCCCGAGCTGATCGGCGAATGGCAGATCACCCGGGTCATCCACAGCCTGACCGGGTCCGGGCTGATCACGGGTTTTGACGGAAAGAAGGGGGCGGCATGACGCCGGCCCCGCACCAAACGGAGACTTCACCATGCCTTCACTGACCACCGCCAACCGCAACCGCGCCGCCGATGCGGTGACGCCGCGCGCCAACAATGGCAGCCTGCGGCTGTATTCGGGCACCCCGCCTGCCGATGCCAACGCCGCCCTGTCCGGCAACACGCTGCTGGCCACCCTGCCGATGTCCGCCACCGCCTTTGGCGCGGCAGTCGCCGGGGTGGCCACGGCCAACGCGCTGACAGCCGCAATCGCCCCCGCAACGGGGCGGCCCACCTTTTGCCGGATCATCGAATCCGACGGCACCACGGTGGTGGTGCAGCTGCGGGCCGCGCTGGTCTGGCTGGCCTCGACCGCCTTTTCGGTGGGCGACCGGGTGTCGAACGGGGCCAACACCTATGTCGCCACCACGGCAGGCACCAGCGCCGCGTCGGGCGGTCCCACCGGCACCGGCACCGGCATTGCCGATGGCAGCGTCGTCTGGAACTTTGAAGGCATCAACGAGGCGGTGCTTGCGGGGGCGTCCCAGATCATTTCCGGCGCGAACGTCTCTTTCTCGTCCGTCACCTACACGCAGCCGGTCGGCTGATGCGCGGGGTCTGGGGGGGCTTCTGGGCCGAGCTGATGACGCCCGAGCGGTTCGATGGCAGGCCGTACGAGGCCTTCATCAACCAGGTCGGGCATGTCGCGGCGGGCGTGGTGCTGGCGATGTCAGCCCTGGCCTTGGGCGATCAGGTGTTTGGAAGGGCACCGGACCCATGGCTGGTCTGGCCCGTCGTTGCCTTGGGGTACGCGATCCTCATCGAGCTTTTCCGGCAGAAGTGGTTTGGCGCTGACACCGTGCTGGACAGCGCCTTTGTGTCGCTGGGCGCGGTGCTGATCCCGGCATCGATGAGCATGACCCCCTCGGGCCTCTGGTTCCGGGTGGAGGATTGGTCAGCCGGTTTCCTGTTCTGGCTGGCCTGCACCACCCTCGCGCTGGCCGCCTATGTTTACCCGCGCCTGCGGAAAGTCCATGGAGGTGAGAAATGAGCCTGCTGAGTGCCCGGCTGCAACAGCCGGATGTTGTCGATCTGGACGAAGCCGCCGCTGCGGCGGTGCTGAATAGACCAGACCCGAATTTGCCCCTAACGCCGATGGCTTTCAACTGCCGGACGGTGGCAAAGCCCGCCGCCCTGAGCGGCGAACTGGGGATGCTCAAGGTGGTCGCGGAAGCAAACGCCATCCCGGCGGATATATCGCCGACCGGGCAACCAATCCCCATTCCGTCTTTGGCGATGGCCGCCATTGAAACCTTGTTGGACGCGATAGAGCGCGAGCTTGAAGTGGACCCAACCCAACCGGGGGAAATGCTGCAGGTGTCTTCGATGTTGGACGGGATTGAAGCCTTGGGGCTGCTTTCCGCCACCACGAAAGCGGCCATTCTGGCGGGCACTGTGCGGCAGCAATCCTGGGCCGAGGCGAACGAGTTTCCCAATGGGATAACTGCCGGTGATGTCGGCAAAGCAAGGGGGAACAACTGATGGCAGTCGCAAAATGGGCAGCGCCCGCCTTAAGGGTGGCTCTGGCCGGGGCCGCGCTGAACAGCCTGGCAAACGGCAGCGAAAGCGCCTTCATCGCCTATAACAACAGCACGGCGCGTGATCTTTACGCGACTGTCACCGTCAAGCTTGGGTCGCTGAACGCCGTTGCAGGCGGGTCGATCTCGCTGCGCGTCTATGCCGGGGACGGGACCGACACGCCGGATCGGGGGGCAGGGTCGTTCGACACCTACACCGAAGGCTTGGTAACGGGGACTTCGGCCAAGACTGTGGTTTTCCGCATGGTGCGGCTCTATCCGTTCCCCTGCCAGATGACGGTTGTCAACAACGCGGGCAACAGCACCCCGGCCAGCGGCAACGAAATCTACGTCACGCCCTTCAACGAGGATGTGAGCTGAGATGCCGCGCGGGGTTTCGCCGCTGGACGAGGCGCGGTTGCAGGGGCGGCTCTGGTCGGCTGCTGATCTGGGCGCAGCCCGCCATACGTTCTTCATGGAAGCTGCCCTGCCGCAGTGCATCACCCTGGAAAGCGGCGGCAAGGTTTCGTCCATCCAAGACGCTTTCGGGCGGGCGGGCAGCTTCGTCCAGGCTACGGATGCCCGCAGGCCGACGTTCACACGCGGCGTTGCGTCGGACCCGCATTCGCTCAAATTCTCGAACTCGGGCCAGAACAATCTGGACAGCAGCGATGTGGCTTTTGCCGGCGCAAACCAAAGCGTGTTTGTGGTGCTGAGGAGTGCAAACCCGAGCCTCAATGGCGAGGATGTCTACGACACGGGCGCGGACAACGCTCTATCGCGGCGCAGGCTATCAGTTACCAACAATACTGGCCGACTGACGGCTGTCCGGGATGGTAGCGGGGGGTCAATGATTTCCCCAATCACCTCTATCTTCGGGTGGCAGGCTGTCGCGGTGGTCTATAATGGATCGTCCTCATTCATCGCCGTGAACGGCCTTCGGACCACGGGGACAATAAGCACAAGCGCAACATCAAGCGTTGCGCCGTATCGTCTCGGTTCCCGTTTTACCGCTCCCTCTGCTGCGAACTGGTTCAACGGCAATCTGGCCGCTTTTGTCCATTTCAACGGCGTGTGGACAGCCGATGAGGTTGCCTTGCTGCAAGGATACTTTGCCTGGCGCGGCGGATTCCAGCATTTGCTGACGGCATGGCACCCGTTCCGCAATCGCCCGCCACTGCGCGGAAGCTGACATAATGCGCATCCGGGCACCGCAATTCGGGACAGGGGCAGGTGGTGGTGGTGGCGATATCACCGGCACCGCCGCCATCACCGTGGCCGGGCCGCAGGTTGCGGCGACCGGCACGGTCAGCGCCCCGGCCATCACCGGCACCGCAGCCATCACCGTGGCCGGGCCGCAGGTGGCGGCGGCGGGCACGGTCAGCGCCCCGGCGATCACCGGCACGGCTGCGATCACGGTGGGCGGGCCACGGGTGGCGGCATCGGGGTCTGTTGGCGCTCTGCCTGCCATCACCGGCACCGCGGCCATCACCGTGGGCGGGCCACGGGTGGCGGCATCGGGCACGGTCAGCGCCCCGGCCATCACCGGCACCGCAGCCATCACCGTGGCCGGGCCGCAGGTGGCGGCGGCGGGCACGGTCAGCGCCCCGGCGATCACCGGCACGGCGGCCATCACGGTGGCCGGGCCACGGGTGGCGGCATCGGGTTCCGTCGGCGCTCTGCCTGCCATCACCGGCACCGCCGCGATCACCGTGGCCGGGCCGCAGGTGGCAGCGACCGGCACGGTCAGCGCTCCGCCGATCACCGGCACGGCGGCGATCACCGTGGGCGGGCCGCAGGTTGCGGCGGCGGGTTTTGTCGGCACCGGGCCTGCCATCACCGGCACCGCAGCGATCATTGTGGCCGGGCCATCGGTGACAGCGGCGGGCGTGGTGACCATCAGCACCGCCCTGCCCCCCTGGGCCGGGCGCACCGCACAGAAAAGCCGCGCCACCGGGCGCGTACGATCCCTTTCAACGGGCCGGGCCGTGCGCGGCCTGGTCGAGGCATGAGGCAGCCATGAGCAACGTCTTTCACATGAGCCCCAACGACACGCTCTGGGCGCTGGACTTTTACCTGGACGACACCGAGATCGACCTGACCGGCGCAAGCGTGACTTTCACGCTGCGGACCGAGGCCGGGGCGCTTTTGTTCACCCGCCCCGCGCTGGTCCTGATCGCCACGGGCACCCCCGCCCTGCGCTACATCTGGCAAGCGGCCGATATGGCCGCCGAGGGCGACTTCACCGGCAAGTTCCGGGCCACCTGGCCCTTCGGGACAAAGACCTTCCCCACCCCCGGCAGCATCCCCATCGTGTGCCGCCAATGACCCCCCCCCCCCGATAGGCGGGGGCCAGGCTGTTCCAGCAGCCTGACCACGCGGCACCGTCAAGCCCCGCGCCGACCCCGACCAGCGGTTACAGGCCGCCCGACCGCCCTGCGGCGGCGGGCCTACAGTCATGAGGAATCGGTTAATGAACAGTGAACGGACCACCAATCCCGTCGCCCCCTGGATCGGCGGCAAGCGCGCCCTGGCAAAGCGCATCTGCGCGCTGATCGACGCGGATCAGCACACCACCTATGCCGAGCCTTTCGTGGGCATGGGCGGCATCTTCCTTCGCCGCCGCCGCGCCGCGAAGGCCGAGTTCATCAACGACGCGGGCCGGGACGTGTACACCCTGTTCCGGGTGCTGCAGGAACACTACGTCGCCTTCCTGGACCTGCTGCGATTCCAGATCACCACCCAGGCCAATTTCGAACGGCTGGTGGCGGTGGACCCGATGTCCCTGACCGACCTGCAGCGCGCCGCGCGGTTCCTGTACCTGCAGCGGCTGGCCTTCGGCGGCAAGGTCTCGGGGCGCAACTTCGGAATCGGGGCCGACCGCCCGGGGCGGTTCAACCTGACCACGCTGGAGCCGGACCTCGAGGCGCTGCACAGCCGCCTGTCGGGCGTCACGGTGACCTGCATGGACTTCGCCGCCTTCATCGCGCGGGTGGACCGGCCCGACACGCTGTTCTACCTCGACCCGCCCTACTGGGGCTGCGAGGGCGACTATGGCCGCGAGCTGTTCAGCCGCGACCGGTTCGAGGAAATGGCAGCCGTGCTGGCCGGGCTGCAGGGGCGCTTCATCCTGAGCCTGAACGATGTGCCCGGCGTGCGCGAGACCTTCGGGCAGTTCCTGCTGCACCCCGTCCGGACGACCTACAGCATCGCATCCGGCGCGCAGACCGACCGGCCTGAGCTGCTGATCGCGAACTTCGATCTGGGGGTGTGACGGGCATGGCGCGGGCGGTGAACCTTGCGTTCAGGACAGGCTTCAAAGCCCGTTTAAAGGCCCGTGAAACGACCCTGCGGGAGCGCGTCCAGGATGGGGTGATTGAAGAAACCGCGCGGGATGGTTTTACATCCTATGGCTCGTTGCCATGCCCCCTGCAGAGGACTCCGGTGCTGATCTCCGGCGGCGCGCGTTTCACAGCAATACGGTAACTGCGCTGATAACGCAACTGGGCACCGGCGATATGGATCAGGCGGCGTAGTCACCTTTCCGGAAGGCGCTGACGGTGATGTTGCGCACCTGAAACGACCCTGCGGGAGCGCCTTCAAAGCGCCCCCGTGGGCTTCTGAAACCGCAGCCGCTATGCTACCCATATCCCAGCGCCCGCGCCGCGCCGGACCCCTGCTGACCTTGGGAGAGTGCCAATGACCGACCGCCCCAAACGCGTCCAACTCTTGCGCCGGAAGGGCTGGCGGATGCCGCCGGGCGCGGTGAAGGTGGACCGGTCGGGTCAGAAGCGCTGGGGCAACCCGTTCCTGTGGTCGATGTACGGCAAGGCGCTTTCGGACGAAAACGGCGAGTCCCAGCGCGCCGCCGCCGTGGCCGACTACCGCCAGTGGATCATGCAGCCCGAACAAGCCCACCTGCGCGACGCGGCCCGCACCGAGCTGCGCGGCAAGGACCTCGCCTGCTGGTGCCCCCCTGACCAGCCCTGCCACGCCGACGTGCTGCTGGAACTGGCCAACCCGGACCAGCCGCAGCCATCCTGAAGCGCGCCGCACGCGTTTCACGATGTTGCAGGTTCGACTGTCAAACCGTGCAGACTCTGATGTCGCGCCACAACCGGTAAACGTC